CTGAAGGACAATGGGTTGATGGTGATAATGTTAGATTTAGATATGGCTCACCAGAAAAAATAGGTGGTTGGCAACAGTTAGGTACAAACAAGCTTACTGGAGCCGCTCGAGCTATGCACCATATTGTAAGTAGTGGTGGAGTCAAATACTCTATTATAGGAACTAACAGAATTTTATATGCTTATTCAGGAGGTGTATTTTATGATATACACCCGATCAAATCTACAACAACACTTACCAATGCATTCAGCACGACTAACGGATCAGCCACTGTTACTATAACTTTTTCTACAGGTCATGGCTTAAGCCCTGGCGATATAATTTTATTAGATAACTTTACAACTATCACAAATTCTAATTACAGTGCTTCTGATTTTGATGATAAAAAATTTATGGTTGCTAGTACACCAACCAATACAACAATTACAATTACAATGCCTTCAAACGAAACAGGTTCTGGAGCCACAACGTCTGGAGGTATTAGAGTTCAGATATATTATAACGTTGGACCTGCAGAACAATTACCAGGATTTGGTTGGGGTTTAGGTTCTTGGAGTGGTGAAGCTGCTAACCCTCAAACATCAACTTTAAACGGAGCATTATTAAATGATGCTAACGGAACAGGTGGCTCAGGAACAAGCATAACATTAGCAAGCACAACAAACTTTCCAACAACAGGAACAAACTTTATAAAAGTAGGGACAGAAGAGATATCTTACACAGGAGTTTCTGGTAATGACTTAACAGGAATTACGAGAGCAGTTAGAGGAACAACGAGAGCTGCACACTCAGACGGAGCCACTGTAACAAACACGTCAGACTTCGTAGCGTGGGGCGAGGCTGCATCTGGAGACTTAACAATTGATCCAGGTCTTTGGTCTATTGATAACTTTGGTAGTAAAATTATTGCACTTATACATAACGGACAAGTTTTTGAATGGAATGCAGATGCATCAAACGCTACAGCAACAAGAGCTACAATTATTTCTGGCGCGCCAACTGCATCAAGAGACATGATTGTATCTACGCCAGATAGACACTTAGTATTTTTTGGAACTGAAACAACGATAGGAGATCAAACTACACAAGATCAAATGTTTATTAGATTTTCTGATCAAGAAAACATTAACTCATATACACCAACAGCTACCAACACCGCTGGTACACAAAGACTTGCAGATGGTTCAAGAATTATGGGAGCGGTTAGAGGTCGAGATGCAATTTATGTTTGGACGGATACTGCTTTATTTACACAAAGATTTATTGGTCCTCCATTTACTTTTGGTTTTGCACAAGTAGGAACAAACTGTGGATTAATAGGACAGAACGCAGCCATTGAAGTGGATGGTGCTGCATACTGGTTTTCAGAAAATGGTTTCTTTAAATATGCTGGTGCACTTCAATCGCTACCATGTTTAGTAGAAGATTTTGTTTTTGATGATTTAAATACTACAGCTAACCAACTTATAAACGCTGGATTGAATAACTTGTTTGGAGAGATTAATTGGTTTTACTGTTCTTCAGGATCAACAGTCGTTGACAGAGTGGTAACGTATAATTATTTTGAATCTACACCTCAAAGACCAATATGGACAACAGGCACTTTAGATAGAACAACGTGGCAAGACTCTGCTGTTTTTGGTAAACCTCATGCTACAGACTATGATGCTAGCTCAAATGCATCTTACGATGTTGTAGGCAACACAGATGGTTGCACAATATACTACGAACATGAAACTGGTACAGATCAAGTTACATCCACAGCAACAACAGCTATAACTTCAAACATACAATCTGGAGACTTTGATATAAGTCAAGGTGGTGATGGTGAGTTCTTTTCAAAGATTAGAAGATTTATACCTGACTTTTTATCTCAAACAGGTAACACACAAATTACATTAAACTTAAGAAACTTTCCTAATAATACTGAGGCAAGCTCACCTCTTGGGCCTTTTACAATTACATCAACGACAGAAAAAGTTGATACGAGAGCTAGAGCAAGAGCAGTGTCTTTAAAAGTTGCAAATACAGCTGCAGCACAAAGTTGGAAACTTGGTGGATTTAGGCTAGACATACAACCAGACGGAAGAAGATAATGGCAAAGATAGTACAAATATTAACAAGACCCAGTAAAGAATATAGACAAGATGTTGCCGATGCACAGGTAAGAGATCTTGATAGTATAATACAAAAATTAAATACAACGTATCAACAAGAATTAAAGGATGAAGTAGACGCACAAAACTTCTTTTTAAATTAATGTCAAATAGTTTCGTAAATGCAAAATTAGATTTAACATCAACTGACAACACAACGTTGTACACAACTCCAAGTGCTAACGTTGCTTTAGTAAAATCAATATTAGTATCTAATGACTCAGGATCTAGTTGTAATCTTGATGTTACATTAACTGATTCTTCTGGTAACGTATTTAGTTTATTCAAGACAAAAACCGTGGCATCTAATACAACAACCGAACTTTTAACTCATCCTCTTGTGGTGGAAGAAAGTGAGATATTAAAGGTACAAGCTAGTGACGCGAATGAGCTGCACGTTATAGCTTCTATATTACAAATACAGCCAAGAGAGGTAACAACATAATGTTAGAATTAAAACCAAAAAAAATTATAGAGACTATATCTAACCTAAAAACTGGTGAAATATATAAGGATGAGAAGGAGTGGAAAGCTAAAGGAGTGCCAGAAAAGGACATTCGAAGAGATGTCAAAGTGATTATGCCAAGCCTTGATTTATTCCCAAAAACCAAGTAGATTGAGGATTACAGGAAATCAAAGCCTGCTTTAACATTTAGCTAAATTATGACAATATCAAGAGGACAGATGAAAAGACAATTATACATGGGTGGTGGCATTATGAACATCGTGCCTAGAGAACAAGCTTTATTAGGTGGTATTAAAAAAGCTGTTAAAAAAGTTACTAAAGGCGTAAAGAAAATTGCTAAATCTGATATTGGTAAAGCTGCATTATTAGCTGCAGGTGCTTATGCCTTAGGTGGTTCTCAATTTTTAGGTGGTCAAGGTATATTCGCAAGCGGTCAAGGACTTCAACGTTTTAGAAATTTTGCCAATTTACCCTCAGCTTTAGGTTTTGGAAAATCTCCTCTTATTGATTCTGCTAATACAGAATTACAAATGTTAAAAAGAGCAGGCCAGTTAGATAGTAGTATTCTTAGTGGAGTGAATAAAGCTTTAAGTGGTAACGTAGGTAAAGTAGCTACATTAGGATTAGTATCTAAGTTTTTAACAGATACATTAGGAATGCCGCCAGAACAAGCTGAAGCAGAATTATCTAGAGATCCATCAACATACCTAGAACAATATTATAGAAATTTAAATCCACCAACTGCAGACACAAATTCAGAACAGTATGAAGCAGAGGTTAGAGATTTTGTTACAAGAAACCTATCTGAGTACGCTGTGGGTGGCAGAGTAGGTTTTGCAGAAGGTGATCCATTACCACCAGATCCAACGCAACCTGTAAATCCTTTTAAACCAAAACCAATAGGACCTGTATTACCAAATAAAGAAATGGCAGGCTATGGTTACAACGAAGCGATGTCAGATACTTTTGATATGTATTTAGATATGAAGAAAAAAGGTCTTATACCCCCAACAATGGAGTTTGATGAATTTTTACAAGAAGTAGTTCCAGAGATGGGTAGCAAAAGAATTGAAGAAACAAGAGGAGTAGCAGCCATGGGTGGTAGAATGGGTTTTGATGAGGGAACACCAAGAACAGGATTAATGAATTTAATAGACGAAACAATAGATATTCCAATGCAAGATCCTTTAGATAAATATGATCCTTTAGATAAATATGAAGACAAAGATATGGTTGTAATTATAACAATGGGCGAAGATGGTATGCCTATTTTAAAAACAGTACCAAAATCTGAAGTGATGCCGGAAGGAGTTTTAGACTCTGGTAGAACAATGAAATCTAAAGGCGATACTGCAAGCATGAATGCCATGCAAGCGGCGGGCATCGAGGGACTACCTTTAAGACAAAATCCAAAAGGTGTTAAAGAGCTAGATCTTAGAGAAACTGGTGGATTTATACAACCGGTTGGTATAAAAGAAAAAGAAGATGACATTCCAGCAATGTTGTCAAACAACGAATTTGTATTTACAGCTGACGCTGTAAGAGGTATGGGCGACGGTAATGTCAATGTAGGCGCTCAAAGGATGTATGACATGATGAAAAAATTAGAAGCAGGAGGAAGAGTATAATGGCTGAAGTAGTAAGAACAGCTCCAGCAGAATTTATCGAAGCTGGTGCAAAGACATATTTAGACGATCTTACAAAAGCTATTGGTGATTTTAAAACCCAAGATTTATCTCAAATTATGGGTCCACAGTTTGTTGCTGGACCTGGTGCGTTAACAACACAAGCAGAGGGTTTAGCTTCTGGTCTTGGTAGTTTTCAACCTTTTTTAACAGAAGCAGCTGCAGCGCAAACAAGAGCAAAAGATTTAGTAAGTCCCACTGCTTTTCAAACATACATGTCTCCGTATCAACAAGATGTTATTGATGCTACACTTACAGACTTTGATGTACAATCTGCGAAAGGCTTACCTGCATTATCTGCTCAAGCTATTGCTGCTGGAGCTTTTGGTGGAGGTAGAGAAGGTGTACAAAGAGCTGAATATCAATCAGCAAGTGATAGAAACAGAGCATCATTGTTAGCTCAGTTAAGACAACAAGGTTTTACTCAAGCGCAAAATTTAGCAAGTCAAGCTTTCCAACAACAACAAGCATTAGGAGCTGGTCAATTAGGATTAGCACAACAATCACCTGCATTACTAGGTCAACAGATCTCAGCACTAACAGGTTTAGGCGCGCAGCAAGCAGCGAGAGCTCAACAACAATTAACAGCTCAACAACAACTTGCATCAAGACAAGCTTTACAACCACTAGAAGCAGCACAACAATTTGGTTCTGGTGTTACACAATTAATTGCAGGATACCCTGGTAGAGAAAACATTTTACCACCGGCAGCTACACCATCACCGTTAGCTACAGGACTTGGAACTGCATCAACGTTGGCAGGTATATACAGATTAATTAATCCGCCAGCAGCACCAACAATTAATATAGCAGGATTAAAATAATAATGAGCAGAATATTAAAAAGACCAATGTTTAGAAAAGGTGGAGAAGTTATGGAAGGTATCATGACTGGTATCAAGCCTAGACAAAACTATTCATTAGCTGGAAGAGTAGAGGATTATACAAATGTTCTTAGATCTGCTGCAGCAATGCCTGGAGGCGCAGATCCTCTAGCAAGATTTTTAATTGAAACAGGTCAAGGTTTAGTCGGCGGAGAAGAAGCTGGCGGAACAAAACTACAAGAAATTTTAGGTGCAACACGGAAACCAACACAAAATCTTTTTGCAGCATTAGATAAAAAAGCTGCATCAGATAGACAAATTAATTTACAAGGAGCCATGCTAGGTATTAAAGGTCAACAAGCTATAGAAGCAGCCAAAGCTAAAGGTAAAAATAATCTTCAAAAAGAATTTTCTCCAGAAAATTTACGAGACAGATTATTCTTAGAACGTTCAAAAGAAACAAAAGGATTTAAAAAAGATCTAAAACAATTAAAACCTTATGTAACTTCAACTTTTGATGCAATCACAAGAAAAAAAATACCTACGATATCAGCTTTTAAAGGTAAAAATATTTCTTACATGCCTCACTCAATTTCAGGAACTAAAGTTTCTTATGCTGTAAATGAGATGATGCCAGGTACTCTTTACTTTAGACCAGACCAAGAATTATCTATATTTGAAAGAGATCCAGAAAAAAATGCTATCATTCAATATAACATAGCAACAGGTGAGATACTTAGAGAAATACCATTATAGGAGGTTCAATGGCATACGATCCAATCCTAGAAGCTTTAAATCCTCAAAATAAAAAAGAGAGTAAACCAGGTCAGATAAATGATATTAGTGAAGCATATTCTGGTGCTGAAGGCGATAACGAAATATCATCATTAGAAGCAGGACTAGCTGGTATTATTTCTGGTATTATTAAAATACCTGAAGGTTTTGTTTCATTAGGTGCAGAGCTTTTAGATTTCTCTGGTATGACAAACAACGCAGCAGCAAGGGTAGAATCTGCGTTTGATAAAATTAACCCTTTTGAAGAAGTAGCAGAACAAAAAGCAGCTGGTAAAATATTACAAGCTTTAGTTCAAATAGGTGTACCAGCAGGAGCTGGTGCAAAGATAGCAAGCAAGCTTGCAACCAAAGCATTACAAGCTAGAAAAGCTGGAACATACGTAAATCTAAAAGGTAAAAATGTCAGAAAAGGTATGGAGAAAGTATACAAACTTAATGATGCATCTAGAGCAAAACGTTTTGCAGCTGGTGTCGTGGGCGGAGCAGCGGGAGAAGTATTTGTTGCAGATGTTGAAAACATAGGGACAATAGGTGATGCATTTGATATTGGTCCAACACAATTAGATTTAGATGAATCTCAAGATCCACAAGAGGATGCAGGTAGAAAATTATTAAATAGACTTAAATTTGGTGCAGACTCTGCATTGTATTTTCCATTTATATACGGAGGCACAAAAGCAATAGGTAAAGTTGCAACATACGGAAAAGATTTAGCTTTTAGTTCTTCTAAAATAAATAAAACGATTGATACTGTAGCTGGTGCAGTTAGACCCACATCAGGTAAACCAGAAGCTATGTTTTTAGCTAAGAATGCAGAAAACGCTCGTAAAGCATCTGATGCTAACTTTGCCATGGAACAAGTAAAAAGAATAGATAAAGAAGTAGGAAAGATGTTTCCGTCAATCAAAACATACTTTAATAAAAATTTAAGAGAAAATAATAAAAAAGGACAAGAGCAGTTTTACAAAGATTTAAAAGAACTTATGTTTGAAGGAGATCTAACTAAAAAAGTAGGTAACACAGCTACATATAAAAAAGTTTTAAAACAAATGAAAGATGGTGGTTTAAATGTTAAATCACAACAAGTTGTGTTTGACGCTATTTACAACTCTAGACAAAAGTTTGCTTCATTATTAGAGACAATTAGACAAGGTAGCACTGGTGCTATAACTTTACCTAAAAGTGTAAAGAATATGCCTGGTCTTATGGGTGATAGAGTCAAGTTAATGATAGGTAGTACTTACAAAATATTTTCTAACCCTTACGTAGATAGTCTTGCTGGATACAAACCTGCAGACGAAGCAATTAACAAAGTAAAAGCTATTTTAAAAAGACATGCAAAAAAACATGGTAGAGATTTAACGGAAGATCAACTTAATTATCGTATTAATGAAATCTTAAATCAAACTACAAAATTTACAAAAGGCACACAATTACCTTCTTTTAAAATGACAGATGTTACACAAGCAGCAAAAACTCCTGATGTAACAAAAAGTTTTGTGCAAATACTATCAAA